CGTTAGGCAATATAATATAACCTGTGCTTTCGTATGTAGATGTTTCTCTATATATATCTTTACCTGCTACAGCTATAACAAACTTGCCATTACTATTTGTTATACCTGTAACAAGTCCTGATGCACCCATATTTAAATCTCTAGCAAACCCTGCAGTAGGAAGATAATATCTCCATAAATAACTTTCACTACCACTTTCTTTAATTCCAACATATACACTATCCCTTGATACAAACATATGACTAGGTGTTGTATCTACACCTGATATAACCCATTCTTTGATTAACTGTCTGTTACCTAATACATACAAATCATCTGCAACAGTCAACTGTGCTGTGTAAAATCTCCCTACATCTCTAGACTTTTCTTTAGTACCAAAAAATACAATACCTTCAGTAGCAGCAATAGAATGTACTTCTTCAAAAGGTATATTGGTTTGACCTTTAAGTGTCATAGTTCCTGATATATCTTTTAATGAATATATATCACCATTAGTAGAAGCAACTAAAACAACAGCACCTGCATCTACAACTTGTGATACATGATGACTATCTTCAAATGTTATTATTGCTTGTGAATCTTGTAAATCTGATGATGACCAAGTTTTATTAAATGGACTTACCGCCCATACTCTTTCTACTGTACCATCATCACCTGATATTATTAGCTGTCCTTTAGCAAACCATACACCAGTTAAACCACCTGCACTAGATTGTGCTGTTGATTCTTCTGACCAAGAAGTACCATTAAATTTTATTAGTTCAGAGTTGCTAGTTCCATCTGCAGTTGTTAAATATAATTGATTACCTACAGCAGCTATACCAGTAAAGTTATAGTTTATTGTTAATCCTGTAGATACTGCTGACCAAGTATCACCATTGTCTGTAGATTTATATATATTAGTTTGGTCTGTAACATACAAGTGACCATTTGTAAGCTGTGCTAAATAGTTATTAGAACCTGCAAATGTTGTACCTGCACCTCTAACATTTTCATCTTGTGTTGTATATAGTAAATGGACATGATAAGAAGTTTCATCATCTCCATGAAATACATCTACACCTTTACTATCAAAAAATCTAGTAACATCTTTTTGTGAATTGTTTCTTTTATGTGCAGAGTCTAGACCTTGACCACCACTAAAGTCTGACCTAGAAAATATCTGACCTATGTTTGTAGTAATATCTTCAGGGTTTTGTTTTAAGTTTATTTCTTGACCAGGAAACTCTGCAGTAGATATTGTCATCTGTCTATTAGGTCCAATAGCAGCTCTAAATAATAAATCATCTAAAGCTAAATCATATCCTTTTCTTTTAGGATTAGTTACTTCAGATGTTAAAGGCACTCTTGGCATTATTGAACACTTACAGTTACATCATTAATAGACATTGCTTCAGGGTATTTTGACCTTAAGTATTTTCTTGCCTGTTCTATTAAAAGCCTCTGATATTGAACTAAAGAGTTTCTTATTGATGATGCAGAGTTAACAGGAAAACTTTGTGCTTGCATAGATTGTGTAATATTTTCTGCGGTTGCAGCAGGTATATCTCTACCTGAAATCATTTGTGCTGCTACACCTGCCATAATAATAGGTTCATATTCTTTCTCTAATCCTATACTTGCCAGTGTATCTGATTCTGCTGTTGGTTCTATAAATTTCTTTTTAAAAGTTACAAAGGTTGTATGTCCTGCAGATATATTTGAAAACTGTAAAGCGTTTACAACACTAGGTCCTGATGAATATGTTAAAGTTCTTTCTACTCCGTTACTATCTGTGTAAGTAAAAGGATTAGGTAACTCTACTAGTTGACATACTACAGGAGCAAAGACCACACCTGTGCTATCTGAACCAGCAGAAAAATCTGTGTATTGTGATATGGCCTTCATTACAGACACTATATAGTTATGAGTACCAGGACTATCATAAGAACCTATTAGTGTATAACCTGTAGAAGCTGTTATTTGTTGTACATCTACAGCAAACAACGTAGGAAACAAATTATTTATTTGGTCACACACCGCATCATAAACTGTGTTTCTAGGAAACACGGGATTAAGCCTCATTACATCATCTACTGCATGTGCTGCTAGTGTAGTTCCTCTGAAGGCACGTTTAACTGTTAGCTGTTCTGCTGAAGTATTTAAAGCAGTAACTAACATTAATTCTCTGTTTACTTCTACTACAGCACCTGGTTCTAGTAAATCTTCTTCTTCTGATGTTAGGTAGTCTGATTCATATTCTACTGTTGTATCAGTAGCATCAGCCAACATAGCACCTCTTAAAATAGAAAAAGACTGAATGTCGTCATTTGGCTCTAGGTACTCTCTGTAAACTCTATCTACTAAATTACCTATTGTACTCATATCTCACCTATGATAGCACAAGAAAAGGGTGGAGGTGGAGTTCCACCCTAATCTTGTTTATTAAATTAGCTTACTGCTTGAATTTTACAGTGATATGAAGGAGGTCCGAACTCGAATCCCATCTCCATATAAATTGCTTTTCCAATTCTAGCGTTTGCATCTTGGTCGATATCTCTTACGAAGACAGTACCAAATCCTGGGATATTGGTAAATACTGGCTTAATGTAAGCGAAGTCTAAGATGAATGCAGTACCTGTTGGCATGATATTAGGGTCAATAACCATAAGTCCGATTGAACCGAATGGTGTAATGACTGTATCAATATCAATACCAGCAACATTTCTATCTCTAGGAATGATTGCTCCAGCTATGTCAACTGTACCTGTAACAAGCTCGTTGTTAAGGTCTAGTAATTGTTGTGGACTAACACACAATACAGGTTGAGACATAGGTGCATGGTTGTCATACATTCTCTTTAACGCACCTGAAATAGTTGCGAAAGAGATAACTTGTGCAGAACCTGTTCCATCACCTGCTGTGTCATTGTAGTAGCAGTTACCACCAAGAGGGTTAACAGCTGCAGAGTTGCTTTGGTTTTTGTTTAGTGTAACCCAAACATCAATACCGTACATTTCTCTAGTTCCAGCACCTGGGGTGGTATTAGCACCGTCAGAGAAAGAACCATTGAATGCAAACCATTCTACTTCTCTTGCTACTTTTTCCATTGCTTTTTCCATTTGGAAAGCAAATTCATCAACAATAGGGGAACCATCAAAGAAACCTAATGCAGCTCCAGCAGTTGTTGTTCCATCACCATCTGATTGATTTACAATGTTTGCACTCAATGTCAATGGGTTTTGGTTATTTGTACCTGCTAATGCTGAATAAGTCATTTGAACACCTTTATGGAAGACCTGTGTTGCATATGTATATGCAGCTCTGTCTTGTCCTAGGTATTCTGTTGGTGCACCACCTTCTACGCCTTTACCAGGTTCAGAGGAAACAACAACGTTGTCTTCTACTTGAACTTGCCAAAAGGAAGATTGAATAACTTTACCGCCATTTAATCCTCCAACTGCTGACAAGAAAGGTGTTCTTTGACCACCAACTTTAAATAGTTCACCTGAGAAATTGTTAATGACCTGACTATAAATTGTGTCGTTTGTTAACGACCCACTTTGAATCTGTGGCATTTTATTCTCCTATAAATTATTACTTATTATCTTGTTTATTTTTTTCATCTATCATATACAATTTTGCTTTGATAGAATCGTGAACATTACCTGCTTGAATTACTTCTGTAAAAGCGTCCATAGCATCTACAGGTTGTTTAGAACCTGACATAGACATTACTTCATTAACTTGCCTTTGTGCTTCGACAATAGGCTGTTCTTGTTGTGGAACGTCAGGTTGTTCACCAAACTCTTCCGCTACAAATTGACGTAATGCTGTTGCTTCTAAAGGACCTTTATACAGTTTGGATACAGCTTTACCAAAAGGAGATGTAACGTCTACACCTGCCTCTTTAAAAACTTTATCTTGAACCAAAGGTTTATAGGCAGCATTTTCAGACTTTAAATCTTTTAACTGCTGTCTAAGTTCTTTTATAACAGAGCTATCATCTTCTGATAAATCTGCTAAGTCCTCTATATTATTTTCTAATTCACTCATTATTGTTCTCCTCACACATTTACAGTACTCAAATTAAGTGTGGATAATTTGGCTGGCGACAGACTAAAAATTACTATTACACATACCTGTCTGCAACATAGGAATAATAGGATTTGTTTTGACTCTACGGATTTTAATATTCGGTGTACACGTAGGATATACACTAGTTAATGTCTGTTATAAACACCCGACTTGGTTCGTTATTAATTATAAAGAATAGTTACGCTTCTGTCAAGCCACTAACAGCTCCACCTTGAGTTTTTCTTGCACCTACATCTAATGAACTTTGAGATGCAGATTGCTGTAATATCCTAGATATTTCTTTTTGTGTTTCAGCATCATTTAATGCTTCTGCTCTTACCACTTCTTCTTGAGTTATATCTGCTCTACCTTGACTAGCAGCTAATGATGATAATGTTTTTTCTGTTTCTACTGCTTGTGTAAATAAAGTATCTGCTTGTTCTTCTGTATAGCCTGCACTTGCCAACTCTGATATAGTATCAAATGAAACAGTAGCTCCTGCTGTTATAGCTTCTGCACCTATTTCTGCCATAGTTATTTTACGAGCAAATATTTCTTCGCTCATGCCAGGGTCAATAGATGCTGCAAGTAAACCTTCTTTAGTCATTTCTATACCGTAGTTATCAGAATAAAATTTTAATACTGCATCTGAATCAGGGTTTTCATCTATAGCTCTTCTTACCAGTCCTACTCTTTGAGATAACTCTGCTACTGATATAGCACCTGAAATAAGACCACCAAATTTATTTTCAAACAATTTTGGGTTTAAACCATTTTCAATAATAACGTTTTTATATCCTGACTCTATAGCTTTGTATTCTGATTCACTATGTCTTACAGAACCATCAGCTCTTTTATTACCAGGAAATAAATTATCATAATCCTCACTATCTCTAACTGCAGCTAATGCAAAGTTCTCGTCACCTGTTTCAGCCCATGTATCTTGATACACCTGCAACAAGTTACCTGATTGAGACAACCATGGAACTAATTGTTCTACTTGCTTTGCTGTAGGAATAAACTGTGGTTCTTCAAATGCAGGAGGTTGTGAATATTCTTTTTCAAATAAAGAATCAAAGTAATCTGAAAAGTTACTGAAATCAAAATCAGGAATATTAATTGCAATATCTTCTGTTTCCTCTGTATCTGCAACAGTTGTAGTTGGAGTAACAGTTGTAGTTGGAGTAACAGTTGTAGTTGTACTTTGATTAGATTTTACAACATCTTCAATAGCTGCTGTTTCTTTTTGTAAATCGCTACGAGTATCTTTTTTAGCTGCTACATCTTTTGCTTGTTTAGCTTTTTCTGCTGCAGCAATACTTTTTAATTTAGCATCTGATTGAAGTTCTTGATTAGCTTTAGTATTAGATTTACTTTTCTTTTTTCTATTTAATACTTCTTCTATTGATTGTCCGTTATCTAAAGTAACCATTATACGTCCACGTTACCATATGAACTTCCAAAAGACCTAGCAGCAGAGTTAGCTAATATTCTAGCTGTCTGATTGTTATTAGTTTGTAGTCCATATTTTCTAGCAGTTTTTGCTATTTCATTACTATCTGTCTTGTTAAATAAATCTATTAAGAGTCCTGCATCTTTTACTTCATCTATATTACCTAGCACAGGACTAGCTATTCTATTTACTAATTCAAATGAAGCAGCATAGTTACTTCCTTTTCTATTAGGAAACTGTGCGTCCCATTGTTCTTGCAATTCATTTTCTAATATCTCTGAACCATTAGGTGTAGATAATACTTGACCTAATTTATCTATTTGGTCATCACTTAGTTGTTGTAAACCATAAGGTCCTAAATATTTTTTTACTTTAGTTTTGGTTGTACTTCTAAATGTTGATGCAGTATCAAGGCCTCTACCTTCTACTAACTCTTTTAACTCAGGGTCGTAGATAGTAGCAAAGTCAGGAGTTGCCAAGAACTTTAAGTTTTCTGTTAGGTAATCTAAACTGTATTCTCCTGTTAAATATTTAGTATATAAAAAGTTTTGTACATCATCAGGTATATCTGTTATACCTGCAGTTCTTAATAAACTTGCAAAAGTTATAGAAGCACTTTGTGTTAATGTCTGATAAGCTACTGAATCTTCACCTAGACTTACGGCTTGTAAATAATCCTTCTCTCTATCAGACATGTTTGCATATATAGCTGATGATGCAAGGTACTCTTCTTCTGATATAGGTTTATTTGGTTCAAACAACTGTTGAATAAATAAACTAAGTAAAACATACTCCCCTTCGTTTTCCCCTTCTGTTTCTTTTTTTAATAAGTAAGGTCTTACTTTAGCTACTTTTTTAATTCTATCTACATAAGTATCTAAAGGACTTACACCTACTTCTATTTCTAAATGGTCACCTGAATCAAATGATTGATTTAGTAATGATTGTGTAGCGTTATCAGTTATATCAACTGTAAATTGATAAGCACTTGGTGCAGTATAAGATATGTATGCTACTTCTCCTCCTGTTAGTTCTGTAGGTATTTGGTAAAAGAAATAGAATACACTTCCGATTCTACCTACCTTGTCAGGTTTAGGTACATTACCTTCACTAAAATCATTCGGCTTGGACATTAGTACCCGTCTTAGCTCTTATAACGTCAAGCATATGTTTTGCCATAACTCCTCTTAATTCGTTATCTTGTGAAGGAACAGCTTCTCCCACAGTAGCTTGTTCTTCTGACGGTGTACTTTCAGGTGTATCTACATTCTGACTAAAAAATAATTCCAATTCTGCAGGAACTCTTTTAGACCTAATTCCTTTAGGTGCCTTCTCAGGTATACTATTATACCACGCATCTTCAATGGCGTCTTCGTCTCCTGATACTATAGCACTTACCAATCCACTATTCTTAACAGCAGTTGGTCTGTTATATAATGCAATTACTAATGCATCATATTCATTTTGAGATAAGTTAACTTTTCCAAATAGTCTGTTGACTTGTCCTTCAAAATATTCTAAATCTGATTTTAATAATTCTTCTGCTTTCTCTTCTGTAATAGTTGTATCTTCATTTACTTCAAAGTTGCCTGGTCCATTAGTGTTGTGACCATATCCTATTGAATAACCTGCTCCGTCTTTATATGCAGTTAATGCTGGACCTTGTCCATTTGTTTCTAAGTCTATAAGTATTTCTATTCCTGCTTCTGATATTTCCATATGATTATCCTGAGAGTGTCCTAAGAGCGGTGTTGAAACCAATAGCAGATTGAGTAATAGCACTCCTACGTTCGTTATCATCTATCTCCTGAGCAAAGTAAGTATCTTTTAATTTACGTGCAAAGTCTAGTTTAGCAAATGTAGCAGCTTGTTGTCCTAACTCTTCTGTAGAAGGTATCAAACTTTCTGTTTCAGATGATGCAGGTACACCTACAAATCTAGTATCTTTAACATCTTTACCAGCTTGTACGTCTCTAATTCTTTGTAGCTCAGCTCTCCTTCCAGTGCTCATCTTATCTAAAGCTGTTTCTACAACTTGTTGATACTTTTCATTATAGATATCTTGATACACTTTAGCTAGTCTTCCTGCAGTAACCATATCAACATCACGTTGCAAAACTCCTCCAGCTATGGTATCAGCTCTTTCTGTAGCTGCAGCCAATGTAAGTTCATTTGTAGCATACAACCTAGTTTTTTCTTCTTTATCTAATTGCTTAACATCTTGATTTAATTCAAAGTTTAATTTATCTAGTACAACATTGGTAAGTTCAGGACTTATTAAACCACTTAATATTTCTTGTTGTTGTGCTAAATCTAGTTGTGGAGCACCGTCTTTTCTGTTGTTATGTGCTGCCATAGCTTTACCTAACGCTACTTGAGTAGCAGGGTCAGAAGGGTCAAACAATGTATATGCAGAAAAAGGACTCAAGTATCCTGCTCTAATTAACAATGATTGCATATCAGCTACTTCATTTTCACTCATAGATGCAAGTAATCCTTCAGCCATACCCATCTTATATACAGGACCTACGTTTGTAGATGTACCTTCATAATCAAAATTAAATACTGCAGATTGATTATCATATCCATAATATTGAGCTAGTGCTGCAGCACCTGGAATATTCATACTTGAATTTATTATTTGTAAATAATCTGCTTTTTGAGATTCAGTTATATCTTCAAAATTTTCTATACCTAATAACTTTTTTAATTCTTCTGAACCAGGAGCATTATCAAATATTTGTGCTGCTGCTGTTGTTTCATTAGTAACTATATAACTTATAAATTTATCTCTTACTGTAGGTGCTGCTATTTCTATAGCGTCAATTAATTTAGGATTCATATTGTATCCAACTAATTCAGCTAGTTTATTAAATGTGTCTTCATCTGATAACTGATTAAAGTATTCTTGAAATGCTTCTAAATTGCCTTGATTTATAATTACAGATTTAATTATTTCCCATTGTTCTTCAGGAGTGTGGTCAACCTTAACTGGTGAATATAAACCAAATCCTCCACCAAAAGTACCTGATACAAATTCAGGTTCTAATAATTCTAAATACGAATCATAGTCTTGTATTTTAGATTCATTCTCTTCTAAAAATTCTTCTATATCAAATCTATCTTCTGCCATTAATATCCTAGTATCCTAAATCCGTCAGGTACACTTCTTTCGTCTTCCTCTAATTCTCTTGATAATATACTACTATATAAATATCTAAACTCAGGGTATTGAACAATAATCTGATTAGCAAATAATCTCATAGCATTTCTTACTGCTAATGCTTGTGAACCTTCTATACTTGTAAGTTGATTACCTGTCTGTAGTTTATGGAACTCCATTAAAGAATCTCTATAGTTTAAATAAATATCTAATGCTTTACCTGCTTGTGAATCTCCTAGACCAGGTATATTTTTCCATCTTCTTAATTCTCTTAGCTTAGTATCTAAATCTGTTGGACCTGCTGCAGTAAGTTGTGAACCAAATCCAGGGAATAAATCATGTAACATAAAGCTAATACTTGCCATATAGTGATTCTTTTGCATAGGTGTCCATAAAGCAAAGTTAGGATTATTATCTAATTCATTTCTTATATTTGTTTCTGCAATTCTACCTACAGCTTGATTGTTCAAATGTATCCATTGTTCAGGAGTTAAACCAACTCTCTTTCCTTTTGATATACTTTCACGCCATGCTCTAATACTAAATTCATCATATGGTTCATATGGTTTAGCAAAAGCAGCAGTGTTTGGTGCTTCAGCAAATGCTTGTTTATTTTCTCTAGCCCATTCTAAACCTGTTTCTCCCATAGGATATGGCTCTATTTCTCTTGTTTTTCTAATTAACAATGGTATTGGATTATCACCAAACAAAGTCATATAAGCCTGAGTAGCTATCATTTGTGGGTCTTGACCAGCTAGTTCAGCGTTGTTTCTTATAGACTCTTCAGCCATACTGTACAATCTATAATATCCTTGTACTAATGAGTTAAACGATACCATACGTCCATCAGGGTCTATCTCTTCTGTACCACTTGGGTCTAAGAATGCTTGACCACCAGGACTAACTAATGCTTCATATCTAGGTTCTGCACCTGTAAACCAAATAAACTGTACTGCAGCTCTTACGCCTGTAAGTACTCTTGCTGCACTAGTTGCACTTTTTATTTCTGCATTCTGTGCTTCTATAGTAGAAAAATCTGCAGTTCCAGCATATGCTCTAACCTTTAATATATCTTTTACAGTAGAAGCTAATGCTCCAGCAGGGTCACTACCAGGGTCAAATCCATCTACATCTCTTCTACCTGCAGGGTTTCTACCAAATGCAGTAAACAGTTTTCTCATGTAAGAAGGAATAGATGCTTGTGCAAATGCTTTAGGTATATCTAATACTCCTGCTAAACCTGAACGTACTTCAGGTCTGCCATATGGAAACAACAAGTCCCCAAGTTTACTAAACTCTGTTGCACCTGATATAGCTGCTGCTGGTATCTGTATTACTGGACCTACACCAGGAAGGATTGTAGTCGTTAACATATTTAAATTACGAACGTAACCTTTTAGATTAAGCCTTACTCCTGTATTATCTACGCTATCTCCTACAACCATTCCTGTAAGCAAACCACCAGGGTCAGTAAAGTTATACATTTCTTCACCTGTCATTGGGTCTTTAGCAAAGAAACCTTCATTATGACTAGGGTCAGAACCAAATATAGAATCTCTTCTAGCACCTTGTATGGCTATAGTTGCCTTACGTAATTTCTGTGGATTGTTCTTAAGTAATCTAAACTGTGTAGTTAAAATTTCTTTGTATGCTTCACCGAAAGGAAATACTAATCTTAAAGCATCAGTAATTTGTCCACGTTTATCTAAATCGTATAGTAATCTTTTTGTTTCTTCTAATGCATATGCTTTAGCTACAGTATCTATTTCATCAAAGGTTGTATATACCTTGTCTGTATATAAATCAAACTCTACTTTGTGTACATCTTTAGGGTCAAATTTATTAAAGTTTGCTTTCTTAAGTCCATAAGTAACAGTCCAACCTTCATCTTTAGACCACTTAGTTAACTCTTCAACACTACCTTTAATATCTTTCCAGTTTTTTACTGCTGTAACTTTGACTAAGATACGATTGTTATTCTTGTCTGAAAAAGATATTATGTCTCCCTTTGCAGGTAATGTCTTCCACTTTCTAGTTGTAGACCTTCTTCTACCACTTCTAACTAAATCCATAGTTGTAGTTGCTTCATTGTATATATTGTCAGCAGGAGCCATATTAAAATTCATTGTGTATTGTTTATCTTTAGGAATATCTTTTATATCAAATACTTCATCTATCTTTGGTGCAGTCATATCTTTTAAAAATTCTTGTCTAAAGTTTTTATCAAACCATAAATCTTTTCTTTTATCATTAAGCTGTCTAACTAATCCAACATCTACACCTTCATTCTTTGTAATACCCCAAGCTAATTCAAAGTCATTTACTATTCTTTTTTTTGTAGCTTCATCTGCAAATGGTGCAAGTTGTCTTATCTTGTCCATATAAAACTGCATAAATGCAGGAGAACGTGAAAACATATTAGTTGGACCTGACATAAACAAATCAAACATATACTCTGTAGCTTGGTCTAATGCAGTACCTAATCCTTCTTTTGTAGTAGGAGTTGTCCTAGCACCTTTAACTCTTGTAGGTCCAAGATGTTTTTTAGTTTCTAACCATTTGATATAAGCTCTTCTGTCTGTATGTGTCATGTTAGGACCAACATACTTTTCAACCATACTTCCTTTGTAATTAATTCTAAATGGGTCAACACCAGCCATAACTCTTAACATTTCTTGGTCTCCTGTTTGTGTTATGTTGTAATCAAAGTAATAACCATCTTCATACATTTCTTCTAAAGAGTTATAACTTTTATTACCCATAGGATTTTTAGGTATAGATTTTTCAGGAACAAAGTCGTGATACAATCCAATGTTTGCTTCTTGTAATTCTTTAAGAGTTTTATATGTTTGTTTTTTACCATCAATATTTACTGTTACAGGTGCATCAGGATTAGCATTTGTACCTTTTACTTCTACTGAAAGATTAGGGTCTTTTCTACTTTTAAGTAATGTTTTACCTTCTTGTATTTGATAACTAAAATTAACATCATTTGTATTTTTTAAAATGATATCGTAGTCACCACCTGCTAATAAATGTATATCAGCAAGATAACCTTTCATAGCTGATTCTATTAACAAGTCACTATCGTATATTGCTTGTTTAACATTTCTAGCTTGGTCAAAAGAATCAGATGCTAACTCTTTAAAGTATTCTCTGTTTTCTCCTGTGTACTTAGTTACTAAACCTTCAAAGCTATCTGCATGTCTAGATTTTCTAGAACCTTCAAGTATTTGTTCTAAGGCAGCTGCTACTTTATTTTCAAATGGTCTAAGTAATTCTGAATCTGAATACTGTAGTCTTGTGCTTTGACCACTAGGTAGAAATGCACCATCAGAATCTACAACCTTTTGTAATTTATTTATTTCGTTATATTTACTTACCTTTTGTCTAAAGATAGTCAAAGAATTTTTTAATGCTTCTTCAGCAATTTTTAATTCACCTGGCTCAAGTTTTCTTATAGTCTGACCTGTTCTATCTTTTAAAACCCAGTTATCTTTTAATTTTTGTATTTCTGCTTTTTTAGCTGCGTCATCTAACTTAGTAGATTGAAACGGAATATTTAATTTAATACTTGAAAAGTCTGCTTTACTATCTTTGTTTAATGCTTTAATTCTATTTTGTAAATCAGTTTCGACTTGTTTGTAATCTTTTTCTAATTTAGATAAATCTTCTTTTAAGGCAGGTAACTTAGATTTAGCATCTTGTACAGCTTTTGTATTATCTGCTGCTAAACCTATCTCATCTTGTACATATTTTCTTTTACCTACTTCAGGAACTTTTTCTTTTAATACAGGTGTTATTCTAGTTTCTGCAGGACCAGCTATATTTACAATAGGCGAATCATATTTAGACAAAAGTAAATCAATTCTTTGCATTGTGTCTGCGTCTACTACTCCACCATCAGCTATAAATTTATCTATATTAATAACAATTACATCTTTGTTTTTTGAATAATCAGTTCTTGCATCAGAAACATTTTTTGAAAACACTTTATGTTTTGCTTTATCAGGAAACAATATATCATCATCTTGATATATATATCCTGTTTTATCTTTACCTTTACCCCACCTTCTGTTAACTGCATACTCAAATGTAGATTTAGTTCCTGTAGATTCTACACCTGCTTTAGTTAAAATTATTGTTACATGTGCTTGGTCAATATTTTTTATAGCACGACTTCTATATTCAAGACCTGCTATTTGACCAGCATTTTCTTTTAAATCTAATACTACTTCTTCACCATCTACTTCATCAGTCCATTGTTTTTTCTTTCTATCCCATTTTGCTTTACTGTATGGACCTTTTGGAATTATGCCTTTATTTGAAAGTGTTACAGAATCTAACGGATTAGTATCAGGTACTAAACCATATTTACCTTGTAAAGAATAGTTAGGACCATCTTCAGTCATATATCTTCTAGTTAACCTTCCACCTGTAGGTATTCCTTTTTCTACAGCTACTTTAAGTCCAGCTATGTCTGCACCTGTCTGACCACCTGATATTACTTGTGCAACTTTTTGTTCTACTAAATCAGTAGCAAAGTTAAATGATTTTTTTTCTGTTGGAGTAAGTGTAAGTATTGTGTTTTGTCTTAATAAAGAATCTATTTGACCATTTAATATTTTATTACCTCTAATTAAATCTTCTAATATTTCTTCACCTAATTCACCAGGGTCAAGTAATTTTATATTTTTTTTGACTAAATCTTCTAATCTTGCACCATATAGTTTTAATGCTTGAGCTGTTATTCCTGAACCATTTCTAGCAAATAATTCTAAATCTTCTGCTTTACTTACAAGACCTAAGTCAATAACTTTTTGACCTAATTTAGTTGGAACTATTTTTGTACGTTCAATACCATTAACTTTTGTTGCAGTAGCTCTAAAAAATCTTTTAGGATTTCTTATTTTTTTGCCTGCTGCATTTTTACCAAAACCATAATATAATATTTCTCTTAAATATTTTTCTGCATTTGATGCACCCAAATGATTTAATTGCTCTATTCTTTTTGCAGCTACATCATCTCCTACAGCATCTGCAAATTTTTTCATATCTACAAGACCATCTTTTACTATAATATATTCAAATGTATTTAAATCTACTACTCCTTCTTTGGTATTAAATACATTGTCTGTAATTGTTAATGTATTTTTATCTCCAATTTTTATTCTTGTAATAGGATTATTAACTGCAGCATATCCAACTAAACTATCTACATCTTGTTTAATTGCATCAATATCTGCTTTCTTTAATTTTTCTTGACCTGTTCTAATACCACCTAGTAATTTATTAACTTCAGATTTTGTATAACCATCTGCTTCTAATGCTTCTTGTGCTCTTTGTAAAGTTAAAGCAAACTCTTCGTCAGGAGAAACTTTTTGTTTTAATACATCTACCCTGTCTACTCTGTAATAACTAACTTGACCTTTTTTATTAGGTACTCCTACAATGTCACCTACAGCACCTGTACCAAGAAGTTTAGTAGTACCCTCGTCTGCAAGTTTATCTAATACAAACTCATAGTTTGCAGGTATAGATTTAAGCGGTATCTCTTTTACAGTAGGAGAGTTAGTTACTGCATAATCATCTAATACTCTTCTTACTTCATCTAAAACTAAATTTTTACTAAAGCCATCAAACATTTTTGCATTAGCTTTTACTTTCATTAATTTAGCTATTATTGCTGCAGGTCTAAAAGTTATGTCCATATTTTTTTGATAGCCTTGAGTTAAATACTCAAGTTCTCTTCTTAATATTTTTTCTACAGTCTTATCTAAGTTTGCGTACTTTTGTACATCACTTACTATGATTCCGTCTCTTAAGTCTGCTAAAAAGTCTCCTACAGTTTTATCTAGTACAACTTCTTGATTGTCACCTATGATTGCATTAATTTGTTTTTTATTAAACGGAAGTGATTCTCTTTGAAATATTACTTTTGCATCACCTAAATCTAATTTTTTACCAGTTATATCTATAGCAGCAGGAAACAAATCTTGTGCTAGTGCATCATTAATATATAACAAATGATTGTTAGCTAAATAACTACCATACTTTTTATTAGATTTATCTACTGTTTCAAATACTCTATCTCTACCAAAATGATTAACACCCATAAAACCACCATGACCTTTTGACATAGCAGCTTTATATTTCATAGCATTTTGCATATTGCCACCTAAAGTTTTCATAGGAGCATTGTCTCCAAACCAATAAGAAAAATATGATATAGGAGATGTAAATACATTATCTAAGTCAGAAGCCCACATACGCATTTGTTCTTCTCCTACAACCCTAAGTGTCCAAGCAAATCTTAACAAAGCTAGAGGCTTCCATGCTTTAGTCATGTATTTGTTTAATACTTTTAATAATGTTGCTTGTTCTATACCTTCATCAGTAATTTTATACTTAAGCATATTACGTGTTTCTCTACCTAGTTGTCTTAAGAAACCTGTAGCAACTTCTTCTGTTAATTGTCCTGGTCTTTTTTCTGCCATTATTAAAGCTCTAGGAAATTCTGTTTTAGCTCCTAGAGTTGCCATAAAGGCAAATGAGTTACGAACATTTCCTATATACCTAGATAATTCTCTAGGGTCAGGCATAGTTATTGCGTATGATAAATATTCGGTAAGTTTAGAAGCAGTAGGTAATGCTTTAAGTGTTTCTTCTTGTACATTTTTTATTATTGCATCTGTGCCTTTAGCAGTAGCAGTACCAGGAAAAAATTCAGGTTTACCTAATCTATCTACAAGATATGCTCTTTTGCCTTCGTTAGTATTAGCAATCAAATCTCTTGTTGTTTTTAAAGCTATAGGTGGTAAATTCTGAGATTCTGCCCAATCGTCAAACCAACCAAATATAGTATGACGAACTGCATTACCATCAGCATCTTTATAAAGTATTCCTGACATTTGATTATCACCTGTAATCATGTCTTGTATTTGACTTCTAACAGATACTAAAGAAGGGTCACGTTTTAAATTTACATTTCTTAAACTTGGTGACGCTTCTTTAATCATATCTATATCAACATCAGTAAGTATTCCTGCTCTATAATCTGCTGCCATTTGTGCTCTAAAATTATATTGGTCAATCCAATCAACCATTTTTTGATTTAAAGCATTTCTCATTGCCATAGGAGCACCCATAAAATCTAACCAATCATCTAGCAACATACCTACTTCAGGTAAATCAGATGCGTTTAATGTAGTTTGAGGTAAATCTTTTATAGCCCTGCCTACAGGACTAGACAAAACACTTTTAGAAAATCTCATAGAGTAATCTTTTAAACCACCTGTAGGTAATGTATCTGTAAACAAATTAAATCTTTGTTTATATAAATCAACTACTCTTCTTTGTTTAAAATGTTCAGGAGACATTTTTAATATTTTTTCTCCGTCTTTGTAATCTACGTGAAACTTGCTTGATTTTTCAAATCGTTTATCTATGTTCTTTAATCCATAGTCATCTATAGCTTGAATCCATTCGTCAGGTGTTTCTGCATCTATAAGTTTTCTTAATGTTTTAGGGTCTTTAACTTGGTCTCTCAACAACTGTCTTTGAACTCTTATGTCTTTAGCTTTAGCACCTATAGCAGCTATTTCCCTTACAGCAGGACTACTTAGATATTCTTTTGTATTAGGTACATGTACCATCTTTCTAGCTAATCTACCTGTAATAAATCTATTCTTAACTACATTAGGGTTAAGTGATTTTTTTAATTTACCTGCTTTAGCAAAGTATCCACCAGCCAAGTTAGCTGGGTCAAGACCTAAAGTAAAAATACCATCTACTAATCCTGATACCATGTTATATCCTTTTTCAGAAGGAGATACAAAGTTATGTGCAAATAACAACCCAGGAGATATAGGTCTTATATTTCCATCATCAAATTTATAACTATTAGCATTTACCCTTTTTCTTTCTTCTATTGTTATAGGGTCACCTAATTGTTCTTGTATTAACTGACGTGCACTTTCTAATATTTCAGGGTCTTGTGTTTGTTTTGATATTTCTTCATAAACTTTTGTATCTTCTGCCATTGTAGAATTACCAAAGAAACCTGTGCCTAGGTTTACTTTTTCTCCTGCTGCTAATTTTTTAACTGCAAGTTCTCCTACGGTAGGACCTAACTCTTGTAATTTCTGTTCTCTTTTAGTAAAAAATTCAGAGTAAGACATATCAGTCATGCCTAAACCTTTTGCTAAAGTAAAACCTAAACCAGGAATAATATCAAATAAAGCTACAGTAGGATTTATATTTTCTCCTACATAGACACCACCTGCAGCTTGTATAGGTCTTTTTAATATTCTTTCTGCTGCAGCATCAAATCCTACAAACAAACCTCTAATACTACCTTTTGTTAAAGCTCCTAACCTACTTGCATTTTCTTTACTATGTTTAGTCCATGCACGAACTAAATCTCCTACAAATGGTTCCTGGTCATCTAAATTTATTGCAGGATTAGTTAAAGAAGCTATACCCAAACCAGCTAGTATATCTTTTGGCAACCAATTATATTTATCTACGAAACTAGATAATTTTTCTACAGGTTCAGGATTTTCTTCTAGTTGTTTACCTAAAGCTGCAATACGTTTAGATTGTTGTTCCGCTTCTTCTATTTGAGCGTTTTCTAATTTTTGATTTAAATTATTAAATACAAATGGCATATCATTCGTCTAATGAGTTGTACAACTGCAATATACTTTCACTAGGATAAGCATTGTATGCAGCTCTTAATGCTTCTTTCCCACTCATTTTTAGAATACCCATTTGGTCTGCACCTGTTAATGTTGCTTCACTTGGATTATCTGTAACTGTATTGAAAGCATCTATTGATTGTAATGCAGGAGGTAAATATTGAGGTTGCTGTTCTTCTCCTTGTATAGGACCACCTTGTTCAATCTGAGATTGCAAATTTTTTTCTGCACCGTATGTTCCACCAGCCATTACATCTTCAGCCATTAATAGTCCTTCATCTTGATTATGAGTTCTATAGTCCCTATATTTGGAATATAGCCTATAGGTATTATAGTCATATCAGGAACAGATTGTATATTTATATCATAAAATTTTGGTTGATTCTCAGGACTAAGTTCTGACCAATCATTAGCAGCAATTAAGTCTATAAACAGTTGATTAAATTCTTCGTCCATTACCCTCCAATCATACCTAGAGCTTGTTGTAAGCTAGGTGGTTGTTGTGGTAACGCTGGTCCTTGTCCTTGTGTAGCTTGAGTTTGTACAAACGCTTCTTCTTCAGGAGTCATCTGTGGTTCTTGCGGAGTAAAGTATAATTTAAGTACATCACCCATTTGTGCAGGTTTATTAAATATATCTACTATAGCAAGTAAAGCACCTTGGTCTCCTTGTTGACTTCTTTGCAACAATGACTCAAACAATACTCTTTCTGCTTTTTCTTTTGTAATTCTATCGTTTATAGCAGTTATATTTTCTAAGCCGTCCATTTCTTCTTGTAATGTTTGCCTATCTATAATTCCTGCTTGTAACAACTGTAAACCTGTAACAATTTTTTGTGGTTCATCAAAACTAGCCATAGCACCATAAACACGTCTTGTTTTATGATTGCCTTGTATATCTTTGCTAGGTCTGTAGTTTTCAGAAAATGCTGCACCCCTGTAATAACCTGCAATAGGTTTAGGATTGTCAGCAAATAATACTTCGTCTAGTTCTAATCTTTTTTGGTCAACTAACTGTAAAGACTTTTGTAATACTTCTTGATACTCTCGTACCATCATGTTTACACCGCTTTGTAATTCTTCAAGACCTCTACCTGTTACAAAACTATTAGGAGATATAGAGTCGTCTTGTACAGGATATCCTGAGACTACACGGAGTTGACGCTCTATTCTTCCTATCATTTCAAACAACTGATAAGGTAAATTACTTACAGGTTTAGATACTTGTGAACCAGGAGATAGGTAGTTTATTGCAAATCTACCTTTCCTGTATTGTCCTGATTCTAATTCACCAACAACATTTGTTTCTGTGAATACAGCATCTTCCATAGCAATAATTGACATAACATTCATCTTTGCCATTGAAGACATAAGTCCTATAACTTGGTCGAACTGTCCTTGTATCTTGTCGAAAGAATATTTCTTTGCGACTACAAACTGTGGTCCTGATATGAGTGGATTCGGAACAAATTCGAGAATCTCGTTAAAGCCAGGGTGTACAATGTATGTACCATCTTGGTTGTAATATTCAACTACAGTTTCACCGATTTCTCTCATATTTTCCCAACTACCTTCGTTTTCTCCACTTTGATTGTGAAGTATTCCATAGTTAAAGGAACTTGTTGTTTGGTTCTTACCTTTTTCTAAAGCAGCAAATTTTGGTTTTAAGTACGGGTATGTAGTTAACAATACATCTTTAGGCATTGTTTTGACAATACCTAAGTCTTCAGGCTCATCATATCCATATCCAAAATAACAGTCGTATGGGTCACGCAGTTCTATTGTTGGATAGATAGCACCATTGTTAGCTTGTTTTGTTGTAATAATAAATACAGCAAAACCATAACCAGGTAACCATCTTGCTATTTGAGGTAACTTTGATTTTAAGTCAGCCATTTCATCATACGCATGTATAATTCTTTCTAACTTATCTCTACGTTGTTTAGCACGTGTAGAATCCTTTGCATTAAAAATATCTACTTTGACATTCGGACTTCTACCTATTTTTTGTGACAGTCTTTCTAATCCACTAGCCATAAGGTTAGGAATAGGAATATCATTAGTTTGATTTGCATTTAAAAACTTTGAACCTAATAGTTCTCTAATACCATTAGCACCACCATTTACAATAGACTTAAATCTATATCTATCTATTAAAGCATTTTGATGTTCATATCTAAGATAAGCAACTCTATCAAGTACTTCTTTTGCGTTTCTTACTTCAACTGCCATTTAACTCCAAGGGGACGTATCCATGTCTATCATATCATAATTACCAAAACTTGGCTCATAATCAACACCCATTTCTGATATTGTCTGCTTTAACATTTTTCTTATTTCTTTCATAGGAAACCAACTAGCCATAACTAAGTCTGACTTAGCATAGCGTGATTTACTTGCAAAAGATACTAATTGTTTTTTGTACATTGTAGTTTTATATTGTGAGTCTGCATCAGCATAAGGTAATACAATTTTCTTTTCTTCGAACAAAGGTACTAATGTTGTTACACCCATTTGGTCGTCCCATTTATTTTTGTAAGTTTCATGTCCGTCTAAAATAATACCTGTGTTGCTACATAGTTCTCTAATAGTAGAATCTTGTCGTATAGCTTTTTGGAAGTTGTTTTCTTCTATAACCCAGTGGTAACAATGATATCTTAAATACCAATCTTCTATAATTCTATATGCTTCTGCTATACCACCACCTTTATGATTTTCTAAATCTACTAACTGCATATTAAGACTATTACCTTCTACAGATACTGCCCATAAGAAAGCTGCTTGATATCCTGTAGCAGCAGGGTCAAGGCCTGCAATAAGTCTAGTTCTTGGTGGAATGTTACCTATCTTTGTGCTATAATCGTAACACGCTTCAATAGCATCAGGCCTAAACAAAATAGCACCAGCTTGAAATGCTTTATTTAAATATACCATCTCAAACCTATTCAAACCACCTGTAGTTTGTGCATCTGCTTTTCTTGACATAAGCCATTTGTAACTTCTAAATCCTGTCCATAACATACAGTCTTCGTGTTCTTCTATAGCATCTTCAGGTATCATACATTCAGAACTATGTGCTTCTTCTACTATGCATTCCCATGCGTCACTTTCTAATAATGCAGAGTACAAGTCATCAGGGTGCTGTCTAGAACCTATAACAACCATAGCTGTATGTTCTTCTTTACGACTACCTAATGTAGTAGTCCACCAGTTCTTTGTATTGTTTCTAGCAGCAGGTTGTACTGTAGATGAGTGGTCTTCTATGTCATCAGCAATAATAATATCGCAGTCACGAGAAAGTATTTTACCTCCACGACCTAACCCAACCATTGTTGGGGATTTAATTCCTGATACGGAACGAGTTGATACTGTAAAGCCGCTTGATGACCAACTCTTGCCCGTCCTCGTTTTAGGCTTGAAACTTCCCCTAGGTCCTGTGAAATCGTCAATAAGCCCTCTGTTGTTTTCCAATGTGTCAAGTACTGACATAACTGAGTTCTTTGCAATGTCTTCATTACCTCCTACCCACATAATTCTAATGTTAGGATTCTTACAAATCAACCATACACAGAAGTGTATTAGCAGTTCTGTTTTGCCATGACGTGGTGGACTTAGTATCATTTGTTGCCCACCTGTATCTATAGCATCTAAAATAGTATTTATCCAATTCATATGGAAATCTGCTGTTTCAAAGGGTTTACCCTTCTCTGTGAGGAAATACCTATCTCTAAAAGTTTTAAACGTCTCAAGCGATTCTATGGCCTCCTGGGGTGTCTCCCAGTCCCTTTGCTCTTGTTCTGTTAACAAATCTTCTCTATATGCTGCAAGCATTCTAGATACGTGACCTTCACTACAACCTAACATATCTGCTACTTCTTGCATAGTTGAGTGATTAAGTATTAAATCTTTTGCATGACCTTCTACCATAAATTTATCGTATAGTTCTCCTCTTCGTATAGACGCAGACTTACGTTCTAAATTAATTGGTTTGATTGGCTCTTCGTACGTTTCGCCTTTCTTTTTTGCTCTGTACCTATTTACTTTTGCGTGGTTGCTGCACTTGTTAGAACAATACTTTCTACGCTTCGGAGGCAGCGTAGTAGTACACCCCTCCAAAGCACAGACTACATTTTTAGGCATGTATTAGTAACCCATTTTTTTACTCTTCCTCTTGGACGAGTATCTCTTTTTTTTGCCTTTTTTTCCGATTGGCATATTTTCTCCTGACTATCTTTTGATAATTAATACATAGCAAATACTTACACATAGTTTGTCCACCAACGACCATGTAGTTTCTACCGCATGCTGGACATTTATCCATTTGCTAATTATAGTGCGTGAAAAAAAATTTTTGTATTTACTAGATTATATTTTTATATATGCAATAATAGAACAACAAACATTATTTACAAGTAAGAGGTTACAGGTAAAGATGGAATCGGGATTCGGAAAGCTACTGATAGGTTCGACCTATACACTAGAAAGGCAAAGGTAGTACCCAAGGACCTCTAAAAAGAAATAATTAGATTTTTTTTATAGCCTACGCTATATGCCCGCTCTTGCCCGCAAGCACTTCTATAGAAACATTTTTTTATTAAACACTTCTTACTAGCAGTAAGATAGTGTATAATGGGTACTAACGGTGTACACTTGGGTGGTGTATCTACGGTACTAGTAATAGTACCTCCTGTAACCCACTCAAAGCACTACCCAAGTTACATATAGTTTTTTTTACCCTACTTACCACATATTTTGTAAGGTATGACTGTATACACACACCCCCCGCCCACATTGACATGCACTCCCCGCACGGTGCTAGCTCCCTAGCTCTCTTGTGTTATAGTTCTTTCGTATGGTCTACTTTGTACTCTTCTTGCATTCCTATGAGGCTAGACCACAGACAATCAATTAAACTATTTATCTATCCCCCCTATGTATTTTTGAATTGCTTACGCTTTTTTTCTTGGGACGCTCCCGCTTTTGTCCCAAACCCTATATACAATTATATCAAATTATGCCATATATCTATTTGTATTTCTTTATTCATATATCAATAACTAACACTCTCTCACTCACTCACCATAAACAAATACAAATAGAACCTACTTCGGTTATGGCATACCAAAAAAGTGCGTAACATATATTCCCACCCAAAAATCCCACCCACTCTTAGCAAGATACGCACTTTTTTTATTTGATTTATTAGACTTCGTAATATTTATATGTGTAGTTGTAGATATTACCTAATTACAAATTACTACACCTTAACGAAAGGCTTACTTGTGAATACTAGTAAACTTAGTCCAAAGGTTGCATTGCTTAACTTCAGTGCTACTCTTGGCGAACACTATGACGCAGTTCTCAAATCTATATTTGATTATTGCTCAACTACCAACAATTTTCGTGCTAACAGTACAGAGATTCTTGGTAAATCTTATCTTGTATCTAAAGCTATCAATACTTCATTGATAGATTTTAATGGTACAAAGTTAAATCAATTCTTAGGGACTCATGTTCCTAAGTTTATAGATAAACCTAATGTTTGGTTTATTTATAATCAGACCGATACTTGTGTCCTATACTTTAGCGATACTTTATCTAGAGTTGATAACGCCTTGTTTGATATTCTAGTTCGTAGAGCCGAAGTTAGCTATCAAGATAATGGTATGTTTAGTGCGGAATATATGGAGGTTATATCCAACTTGGATACTAAGTCCTACCAATCTAAATATAATGAGGGTACTCTACCTTGGCAATCACCCCAAGTTCAACAACAAATCGTTGTTCAACCTAATGTGCAAGTCCCAAGTCTACCTTCAGTTCAACCTACTAATACTCAACCATCTAAACCAGAGGTTGATGTTAATTCTATTGTTGCCGAAGTACTCAAAGCCCTAGGTAATCAATAGCCCTATAGTTAGTGCTAGTCTTAATTGGCTAGCACTAGCTTTAATTTTTCTTTTTGTTTTAATTTTCTTCTACGCGTACACCACAGTACCTCATACATACACACATAATATAATCTCCCATACACATACACACATAACACCACACATACATACATAGCTACACGTACATACATAACACACAAGCATACATAATATACGATACATGTACGTTCACATAGAACAACACAGAACCTCAGTAGAAAAAAAATAAAAAAAATTTTATACGCACAATCCTATATATTTATACAGAAACTTACGAGCCTTTGTGAGCAGATTGGATTTGACAGCATTTTGATTTTGTCCTATTGTAGAAGCCAATCCAACTCCATTTCTCTGTGGGGTTATACGAAAGGCAATCACATGACTAACAAAGATATACCTAAGTTACGGACTTCCCGTTGGGGTACGGACTTAGTACAATACACGACACCACGGGAGACTGCTATGTCGCAGAGATTTCCATTGGACTATTCATGTCCATTGTGTAATCGTAGGCTAGTCAAACCTTCCTTGTGTTTCTCTTGTATGCACTTGGTTGTACGAATTGTAGTAGCAATACTCAAGCAACCTGAGCAGAGATACACCAAAGACATAGTACCTAGACACTATCGTGTCACAGACAAGTATGTAGAAGAACTACATGGTAGTAAGATACTTGCACAGCTTGAGGCACACGACAAGGAACAGCGTAAGCAAGAGTTCCTAGAGCGTATGGACAACCCCAAGCCCAAAGCATATGTTGTCCAACAAACAGATTTCTGCAATAGATGTTATCTTGCAATACCTATTGGCTTAGGTTATTGCGAAGAACACAACTATTCAATAGTTCTCATACACAAACGCCTTTCGTGATGAGACGCCTAGTGGGGTAGGTTTCGTATATACGTACGGACTCATAGCCCTCCTGCCCTGCTAGGCAATTTTTAGTTTGCTATCCACTAGCACCAATAACATACCAAATATCTACATATGTTAGTGGGTAGCATTTTTACAAAGGAGGTACATATGTCAGACATGACATGTGATAACTGTAGACAAAGCAAGATGATTGTTACGGGTCAGCTTGCAAATGTTAAATCAACTGTAATGAACATGGTTAAGTGTTTCACCTGTGGTTACGGAAGTGTAAGAAAAGCAAACACAAAGAGAATATGAGAGGAGACATATGTCAGACAAAGAAGTATTCCCCCCTGAATTTATAGAGGGAGAGTTCTTATCCATATGCAAAGCAACTGATTGCGACATACCTCATCACAGAGTAGATACACGTAAAGACAAACACGGAGTATCTAGGCTTGATAGTATGTGGCTACAGAATGCAGTCATGGATAGTAGTGGGGATAAGTTTAAGCTAGTAGCTTACAAACCTGACAGCATGACAGCATACATGGTAAACATTGTTGCAGACATTGGACAAGAAGAACCTGTGCAATTCCAATTTGAATTGGAAGCAGAGAACATGCAGGTAGCTCATAGTAAAGCTATGAGCTTTTGGTACAATGCCTGTCATCATATGGATACAGGTGCTCACATGAGAATGGGATTGTTTACTGCTATGCATATGCATGACAATAGCTTAGATAAAGCAGACATACATTATGGTATAGATTATCCTACGCTAAAAACAAACGAGCCTTTACTTATTACGATAAGTAATGCTAGTAAGGTTGGGGTAATGCATTCAGATGGTTTATCAGCATCACAAGAACATTCGGAAACCATAGGGGAAGAACTTATGAGAGAGTTCTACAAACTTATGGATAAAGAAACGGAGGAGGAATAATGTGTAAAGATTGTGAACAAAATCCAAACGATACATTTCCATTTGAGAAACCACAGTTGTTTGATTACAAGGAAGGCAGAAAACAATTTAGCAAAGAGCTAAGCAAACAAGACTTAGACATGCTACTTGAAATGTGTTGGATACAAGCCAAACTTATTAACGAACAACTTCATCATACGCAGTTGCTTGAAACATTAGCAATGACTACAAGCAAACAACTTATGATGATTAACTATGTAGTACAAGCAATCGTATTAGCATTAGAAAAAATTGATATGCCTGCTAGTGATTTGTTTATGGAAGAACTTACTAATCAAATACTTGCAGACCCTTTGCTTGCAGAGGATAGTGCAGAAGTACTACAAATGATGAAAGACAAGAACGTAGATGTGAAAGCCAATTTGCATCTTGACGAAATGCAATGGAAAAATCTTGTTACTCGTATGCAGAATGCTAAGAGTATGGAGGAAGAGTGAGTGCAAGAACAATTTATAATTTATGAAAATCCCGTGTTACACAGAGAGAACAATGGTAGTCAAGTAGTTGTATCGGGTAGCGACAATGTCGTACTCAATGTGATTGATGTACCTGAGTATCTCTACACATGTGATTTTTGTAATGATGACATAGAAGTACAAACTGATGATGGGAAACCTTTATCTGTATTTGTATTAAACAATACTCATGCATTGTGTCAAGTGTGTGTAAAGCAATCCTTTACATATGACCTAACAATGTATGACCGAATAGGTTGGTGTAGTTGTTGTACCAATGAAAGTGCAGATAAGTACTTGTACATTGAGAACGATAACACACTATATCCTGTTGCAAGGTTCGCTACACAAGACCAAGCTGATTGGTTTGGTGGGTTGTATGCTGGTCATACTGGCAGAGAGTTAATCTGTATACACGGAGAACTCACAGAACCTCTGCAAGAAAATGAATAAGAGAGGAGTTATATGCCTGAAGATGAAGGTTATAAACTTACGACTAGACATGTAGCTGTGACTGTGGAAGTCCTAGCTTTTCTAAACTCTCTAGCAATGGCTAACGGATATGATAAGACTGTATACCCCCAGTTCTTTTCTGTATACGATATGTATCAAACTGATACTCGTGATGACAAGGACAAAGTGTATGCTAACCCTACATATCCTGCCACACTTATGATGTCAATGCTTAACAGTACACGTAAGGAAGTACCATGTGAAACACATGTGCGTACCTTATGGAGAGTTATCTGCAAAGAAGTTGATGCAGTAGGAAACTTACAGCGTATTGATGTATGGTTAGACATACCTATTGATGCGTTTGATTGTTTGCCTGATGTGCCACAAAGCATGGTAATGTACGAACACATGGCAAGTGATTTGTCTAGTCTAGATAACATTGTTAGCGAAGATGTTCCTGTACTGTCGCTGGAGGAACTACGTGCTAACGAAACATTGGTCAGCGACATTGAGACGTTCTTACAGAACGGGAAAGAAGAGGAGTGAACTATGCCGAACATAGACATGAATCAACAAAAAGAAATAACTGTATTATCAGCAGATGAGTTTGATAAGCAGTACGGAATTACAGGCAGAGGTAGAACAAGTGAATATGATATTCCTATGTTCTATGATGCTGTAGAGATTGCAAAGAAAAACCCTAACATGTTTGTTAAGTGGTATTCTTTCTCAGGTAGCAGCCACAAGCAAGTCAAATCAAAAGGACATGCTAGTGCTGGTTTCGCAACGAAGTACTTCAAACAAAATGGTATGGATAACTTTGTTGCAACACAAAGAAAGCAAGGCAATCGTGTAGAAGTGTTCATCATTAACGAACAACCTACAACAACAACATAAGTATAAGAAACGAAAGGGGATTCTAACATGTTAACATGCTGGGATTTAGCCAATAAAATGATTGGCGAAAGTAGGAGAGTGTTATTATACGGACCACCTGGTACGGGTAAAACATACGCAGCCACTACCTACAATCTAAACGAGAATGGTGTAGATGCTACTACACTAACAGAAGATAGCTCTGCTGCGGAGCTTAGGGGTTTCTACCTACCCTCAAAGGAAGAGTTCAAATGGCAATACGGGACAGGCATCAATGCTTGGCTTAAAGGTGGTCGCCTTGTAGTCAATGAGATTGACCATGCAGGTGGTGATGTA